CTGCAACAGACGCATAAATTTGTCCTGGATGAGTTTCTTCTCGAAAGTTCCACTCTTAGCTCCAAGCATATTCTTCATGCGGGTGGCAAGTGCCTCCAATCTGCGGTCGAATTCCTTTTCGGAGACCTTCGCAACTTTGTAGAGGTTTCCATTCTTTACGAGGGACCAATACAAAACAATGTTGGAAAACTCCTCATCGATTTCACTTGCAGATCTATCGCTGATAAGTAGGGGGGCTAGACTCTTTTCCTGGTAACACATATACATGTTCTCCACGAAGAATGTCACAGTGCCGAATGCTGCGTCAGCAATATCGGTTGCATCACCATGAATTATCTTCAAATCGGGCTCAAACATCTTATACTCTTTCACCGAAAAGGTGAGAGTGGAGGCCTTACAAAGGCCAGAACAGACAATGAGACCCAATAGTTTGGAAAAATGGTCAAAAAGCTTGTTTCCTTTGACTGCCGACCAGTTCTCTCGGACAGAGCGTACAAGTTTCAGCCACTCAGGCTGTAGCTCTGCCTGATCCACATATCGCATCTCGACTTCGCCATCATTAGGCTCGTCAGGTCCTTGCGGTTCGTTAGCAAACAGTTCGTTGACATAGTCGGTGATCTGCTTGGTCACTGATGAATCAAACCAGCTCCTAACATAGAGAAAGATCGCTCCAAAAGCTGCAGGCAAGTCCTCGCAACCACTTAACGTGAGAAACAAGGCTACTAATGCCTCAACTTCAGCAATCAACTCGTCAGAAATAGGAAGTTTACCATACGCTGCGATGTCTTTAAGAACTTTGACTGCAGAATCAACTTGGGTTACTCCTACGGCACCGGAGGCTAAGCTCTCGATGTCCTCTGGTTCGGTGAATCCGGTTGGCCATGACACGACGTTGGGCGGTTCCTGATTTGGATCCTCTGGTTCTTCATCAGACTCGGGGTCCGAGGGTCCATGAGGTTCAAAAATGCCTTTCGTGGTGTCACTCAAAGGGTGTGTGACAATAGATGTGTCCGAGGAATCATCAATGTCGGGGTTTTGATTATAAAAATCGGTTTCCTCTTTCGCGTGGTATGCGTCCACTAATGCTGGGTATCTAGTGGAAGATTCTGGTATT